CTCTAAGAAGTAATATTGTAACCACACAAGTTGATATTTGCCATTCAAGCTGTCACAGTTCATGCCACAGCTCAAGAGGTAGAAGATAATGAATGTAATTGAAACTATTGTTCCTATACCATTAGAAAACCTTAAAAAATTCTTTACAGATAAAGATACATTTTATTTAATAGATTATGAAAAAAGTGAATTAAAAGGTAAAAAATTTTTAACATATTTAAGCAACTTAGATTTACCAACAGATATTAAAAATCCAGATTTAGAATTAGTAAAAGAATATTTACACAGCATTAGTTTACTTAATATAAGTTCATTAGAAAATATTGTTATTGATATACTCTTTGAATATAAAAGTATATCTAAAGAAAGTAAGTATAAAAATTTTATAGATGAAAACAAAGATATAATATCGAAGTGGAGAGAAAAATTAGAAAGTTTATCAATTTTTAATCTTTATAGTCTAAATTCTGATGAATTTAAAGACTATGCAAAATCATTTCCAAATGACGATACTATTAGCTTAGATGGCGTAAATTTTGTTAGTTTATTAAAACACGAAAGATTTTACTTGTTTTTTAAAAACATAAATAATGATATAGTTAAATTTTATACAAGGTACTTTGAAGATTATATGTTTAGAGGTAAAAACTTATTTTCATATTGGAGTAACAAAAATAACCCAATGTTCTTATTGACTTGGAATATAGTAGATGGAAAAGGTAAAGAATATATAGATGCTAGAAACAAAGATAAAGAAATTATAAAAAATGTTACACATATTTAAAAAAACATATTTAGAGTTTGATGAAAAAATAACATTAAATTTTGACCGTGTTGTTATATCGGAAAAACATGGCGTTGCAATGTATGATGCATTAGATAACGTTTCACAAGGAAAACTAATAACATACAGCAAAAATTTAGATAATTTAAATTTCATAGATTTAATAACACAATTAAAAACTTATGAAGAATCGTCTAATAAAAAAATTATAATTTATTGCGATAAATCAAATTATATTAAGTTTGTAGTTAAGTGGTTAAAACTAATATTGCCAAACTTGGATTTAGAAAGTTTCGTAAAACTGATGCAATTAACAATCTATAAAGAAAGAATAACTAATAGCCCACAACTGCAATCTGTATTTCCTACAAATATAGACGCTTTATGGGAAGATTTAGGAGATTTAACGAATATATTTAATTTTACTATTATATCTAATACAGAAAGACAATCTATTAAAAATTTAAATCTTAGTTATTCTTATGAATATCTTTTAGCTGATTATTTTAGTGGTTCATCTAATTATGAAGATTTGCTTAAAATTATTGTACATTTATTTTTACATAGGTGGTTTAATGAGTTATTTAAAGACAATAGAGAAATGATATTATTAAATTTGTTAAATAAAAACTTTCAAACGGCTTTAAATTTTACTGAAGATGATATTAATTTAACTAATATTAATCCTATAATCAATGTTTCTTCTTTACAATTTTATGCTGATATTGAAATATGGTCTAAAGAAAACAATTTAGATATTACAAAACTAACACAACAAAAAGTAGATGGTTTAAGAAATACATTTAAAAAAATATTTAAAGATGTTGAAGGTATTGATATTGACCAAGGCGTATTTGGTGTGCTTAATTTTTTAGAATATGTTGTAAAAGATTCTATTACTAAAGATGAAATGAATGAAATATTAAATTTTGTTGTTGAAAATCCTTTTGACACTTGTTTGATACCTAAATTTGATTTTCAAAATGTAAACTTTGTTTTTTTACAACACATTTTAAATTTAAAAAGAAATAACGAAATAGAAAAGTTATCAAAATTTAGTTTACTTTAAGTCTTTATTATAATGCGTGAATTTTTAATTGATCCTAAAAGAGATCCTGAACAAGAATATACTATACATTTATTTGAATTTTGTAATTTAAGTTGTTCTTTTTGTTGGCAAAATCATCAAGATAAAATAGGTTTAGACACGGTTTTAAATAAATTAGAACCTATTGAAAAATTTATAAGTAAAGAAAATAAAAATAAAGTTACTTTAAATTTAATGGGAGGTGAAGTTTTTGCTCCTACTATTTATACTAAAGAATTAAATGAAGCGTATAAGCAGCTGTCTATAGGCATACAAAAAATATCCGAAAAATATAAAAAAACTTGTTCTTTAAATTGGGTTACAAATCTAGTAACAGATAAACTTGATTTAATAGAAGATTTATTAAAGTATTCTAAAGACAACAACATATCAGCTAGAATAACAACATCATACGACCCTAGAGGACGTTTTAATCCTAAACAGTTTGAAATTTTTAAAAAAAATGTAGATTATTTTGGTGATAGAGTTACTTGTTTTTCTTGTTTACTTACAAAACCTAACATAGAATATTACTTAAAAGAAGGTGATGAATATTTTGATTACTTATATAATAATGGTAAATATATTTACTTTGATTATTACATGCCTGATGAACACGCAAAATTCAATATGCCAAGTGATGAATTACTTTTAAAATTTTTTAAATATTGTGTTGACAAATATCCTAACGTTCACCCAATTAAAGATTGGATTTTTAACAAAAAAAATTATTCTTCTTGTAGAGTAAGTAAATTAGTTTTAGCAGATGGAACTTTATGCTTATGTGGTAATTTGGTACAAGATACGAAATCTTTAAGTATGTATAAATCACCAATTAAGCCTAGAGATAACTCTATAATAGAAAATAAATTTTTAGAAAAATACAATTGTGTTTCTTGTGAGTTTTTAGAAAGATGTACTTTGGGTTGTTTTATGAATCACGATTATAAGTATAGAGAGGAGTTAGATGAATGTGTCTATAAACTTACGCACAGATATATCGAAGATGTACGAGTATCAAGAGGCTACATCGCCCATTAATATAACATTGCCTAAAAATGTTGATGTAGTATTAGATACGTTACCTTTAAAACATCCTTTTATACCAAGAATTAGTCCTAGACAAGCTCATATGTTTATTTGGTGGGGCACTAAACAAACTGATCCCGATATATACGATCAGGCTATAAAAAGCAAAAACGAAAGTCAATGGTTTACTTGCAAAGAAAATTGGAAAATAGAAAAAGGTATAATGATGTTGCATATTTACGAAAAAGAGTGTATAATAGGAGGTTTCAAATATGCAGGATATATGAGAACAAAACCTATTACTGAAATAAGATTTTTTTTAAAATCTATGATGAAAGATATGGTTGAGTTATTTAAAGATAAAACATTAATTTGTCCTACTGGTTCGTATTTTGAATATTTACATTTAACTATGAATCAAAAGAAAATTCAACATGAACCATATCATAAAAAACTTATGAGATCATTTGGTTTTAAAAAACATGGTAATTATTGGATAAAAAAATGAAAATATTAAAATTTTTAAACGAACCTGTTTGTGTTTATGATGATTATATAGATGATATAAACTTAATAGAGAGTTTAAAAAAAGAATCTTTCATAGATAAAACTATTGCTGGACAAGATAGTTTTTCGGAAAGCCAAGAAAAATTATACAAAATAGTAAATGCTACATTTATAAATTATTGTGTTGAAAATAATATAGATTTTAATTCTCTTAATTTTGGCAATTTACAAAAAGGATGTTTAAAAAAATATAATGAAAAAATGGTTTACAATCATTTATATGAACCTCATCACGATATGGTGGAACGTTCATATATTACGGCTATCTATTATATAGATTCTTCTTTTGATAATATTAATTGGGTAGGTGGCGAATTAACTCTATATAAAAATTTAACTTTTGCAGAATATCCATCTAATACAATAAATGTATTACCAAAACAAAATAGATTAATTATTTTTCCAGGATTTCTTGTTCACCGTGTAAAACCTTATTTTGGTGAAAAACCAAGAACAACATTGGTTTTTGGGTGGAATGTTGAAACTCCTACTGATAAAGAATTGAAATGGATTTAATTATAAAACCTACTGAACTATGTAATTTTAAATGTAGTTTTTGTTCAAGTACAAAAATATCTGAACATAGAAAAGATGAACTATCACATGAACAGATATTTACATTTTTAAAACGTTTTCCTAAAACTAAAACTATTATAGTTAATGGTGGAGATCCTTTAATGATGGAACCTGAATATTATTGGAAAATTATTAGATGGTTAGATGAACATGACTATGATACATCTATTGCATTGACAACAAATCTATGGCCGTTTTATAAGAAACCTAAGAAGTGGGTTGATCTATTTAATAATGAAAGAGTGGGCATAACTACTTCGTTTCAATATGGTGGTGGCCGTCTTAAAGGTGATTTAACAGAATTTACAGAAGAAGATTTTTGGAAATGTTCAGATGCAATGTTAAAACATTGTGGTTACAGGCCAGATTTCATATCTGTTATTGTTCCTGAAAATGAAAAAGACGCAATTAAAAATGTAGAACTAGCTAAACGTATGAGTGAAAATGTTACGCCTGATGGAACATTACATAACTTTTCACGTAATAGTAAAACTGGTGTTGAATGTAAATTAAACTACGCAATGGCTAGTGGTGAACAAGGAAAACCTTATTTACTTAGTAAGATATATAAAATTTATGTAGAAATATGGAAACGTGGTCTAACTCCTTGGGAATTTAATACAAAACAAATGATACAAAGATTGACTGGTAATAGAACCACTTGTCCACAAAGCCGTAAGTGTGATGAAGGAATACGTTCATTAAATCCTAGTGGCGATTATTATTCTTGTGGTTCTTTTGGTGACGATAAAGAAAAATCAATAGATTTTGAAAAAGAAATGAAAGGTGAATTTTTTACACCACTTCAAGACGATATTAATTTTGTTAGTATGAAAAAGGCTTGCTTTACATGTCCTATGTTTGAAATATGTAATGGTTGTAGAAAAACCATTAAAGATTTAAAAAAACATAATATGGTAGAGGAACATTGTAAATTAATGAAGTCTATAGCTCCTGATATATTAAAATCTAATGGTTTAAATTTAGAAATAACACCTTATGTAAATGAAAGTATATGAAAATAATTTACAATATATTGAGTGAAAAAGAAAATAAAGATATAGTGAATAATCTTATTAAAAGATATCCGGAATTACTAATTAAAAATTGTCATATATCTTTAGATAATCAATTTTCGTATCTTGATAGTTTGCCTAAATTTTATATAGATAACATTAAATCTCAAATATGTCATTATGTTATTGCTACAAATTCAAATGATAAATTAAACGAGTATGCTGGAACAAATTGGCATAAAGATGGAGATAAAGATGAAATAAGTGTATTGTTATATTTAAATGGTGATAATAGTAAAGGTGGAGAATTTCAATTAAAAGATAGATCAATACAATTTAAAGTTAATTCAATGTTTATTTTAAATTCATCTATAGATCATAGAGTTAAAACTTATTATGGAGAAACTACAAGAATAGCTTTAAAATGGCGTTTTAAGGTGTGAATAAATATTAGTATGATAGATAATTTTTTAACTAAAGGTTTTGTTATTTTAAATGATAAAACTTCTTTTCAATTCGTAGATATAAATGATATAAAATGGAGTGATGCCGGACATGTAGGTTTACAGGTGGTTATTAAAGAAAAAAAAATACAAAACGAATTATTATCAACTCAAAAACATCTTGGTGAAAAATACGTAAAACAAATAGATACTAATTATAAACTTGCTAACAAAATAGACTTAGTAAACGGAATGGATCAAGCAACCTTAGATTGGCATAATGATTTAATTGAAGGACCGAATCTTTGTATTTTGGCATATTTTGATGACATGGATGATGATACAGGTGGTGCCATTTGTTTTAGAAATTCAGAAACAAAAGAAGAACTAATCAAATACTATCCAATACAGAATGATTTAGTAATTATGAATCAAAGTTTAAAATTTGAACATATTGTTACTCATTTAAAATTAAAACTTCCAAGACGAGTAGCAAGTTTTAATTATTATATAGACGAAAGGTTGACAAAATGAAAGAAGGATTTAATGAATTATGGCCAACCGTTATACTAAAAGATACAATAACTGATAAAAAATTATTAGATAAAGTAACAGAATATACATTAACAAAATGTGGCCAATTACTTAATATATCTGAAGTTAAAGATCAAAATTTATTTGACGATAAGTTTTATGATGACTTTAAACAGAATATAGTTTTACCATCATTTGAAAAATATTTACAAAAAAATACTAATATTATTTTAAAAAATAAAAAATACGTTTTAAAAGCATGGTTGACAAACTATGGAGTTTCTTATTCTATGCCAAAACACAACCATTCAGGTTCTCATTTGAGTGCCGTATTTTATTTATTATCAGAAGATAATCATTTAGGAGGTTCTCTTATAATAAACGACTCTCGTTTTAATGCAAATAGAGGATATGATTCTAATTTTAAAAAATGGTTTGAAAAAGAAATATTTAGTCCTAAAACAGGAGATATTTTAATATTTCCTAGCTTTGCTTATCATAGTGTTGATACCTATTACGGAAAAATGAGATTAGCTATGCCTGTTGATTTATACTTATTACATGATGATGCAAAACTATGAACAATATAACTGTTTCTATAAATCCAAGTTATTTTTGTAACTTTAGATGTAATTTTTGCTATCTTACATCTAAACAATTAGGAGAACAAAAAAAAATATCATTATCTATATTGGATAAAAGATTAGAAGAAATTAGTAAAATAAGAAACATAGAATGGATTGATTTATACGGCGGCGAAATAGGAGCCTTAAAAAAAAATTATTTTTATCAATTAAAAAATGTTATAAGAAAATATTATAAAAATAAAATTAATATAATAACTAACTATTCTATGTTGCATGAAGGATTTTTTGAAAATGACTTTTATCTAAGTGTAAGTTACGATTTTGAAGCAAGAGAAAAATCTGATTTAGTTTATAATAATATGTTTCAAAGTCCTGTTCCAATAGCGGTATTAATACTTGCAAGTCAAAAGGTAATAGAGATGAACGTAGATGATATGATAAACAAATTAAATTTATGTTCTAGTATAGAAAGTGTTGAGATTAAACCATATTCAATAAATCAGGCTAATGCACAGTCTATTACACATAAAGATTTTGAATTATTTGTAAAAAAATGGATTGAAAGTTCTGTTACAAAAAAATTTGATTTTATAAATGAAGGCAAAATTATAGAAAGTTTAAATAAAAACTATAATGCATTTTCAAACAACCACGTGTATATAACACCAAATGGTAACTTTGCTGTTTTAGAATTTGATAAAGATGATAAAGAATATTTTTTAGAATTAAGTTCTGTTGAAGAATATGTAAAATGGGCAGATGATGAACCTGTAAAAAATATTTCAGATATATGTAAAAAGTGTAAATACTATGGACATTGTTTAACAGAGCATTACCGTTATGTTAAAGATTTAAAAAATAGTTGCAACGGATATAAAGGATTGTTAGATTACTATGAACAAAGAATGGAAAATTAGACAAAAATTATATCATAAAACAAATACAGAACATGATGATGACCTTAATAAACTACATACCGAGTATTCAAGTAATATAATAGAAACAGCTGTAAAATATTTCAACGATAAAGATTTAGGTTTCGTGTATCCTGCAAAAAGTTATGTTGTAGCTATTTGTTATGCATATTGGTTATCTAAAGATTTTAATGAAAATTTTTATGAGTTATTAAATGATAAAGATTTGCTTTTTGGTAACGATCCATATTTTAAAATATATGAAGAAGATACTAAAACGTATGATGAAATATTGAAAAATATTATGCCATTTAATGAAAATAAAGGTATAGTTCCCGACATAAAGAATTACTATATGGCTGAATTTTTTATATAAATACTAATGTAATAATATAAAGGTGAATGATATGACAATTAATATAAACGGTAAAGATTATGACGAAACTAAGTTTGATGAAATATTAAAAAATTACATCATAGCAAGACAAGAAATACAAGGTAATAGAATTAAAATAGTTATGGAACTTGAAAAGATTGATGTTCTTACAAACTATTATAATGCTAAAATTAACGAAGAATTAAAAAAAATTAAATAAATGTCATATATTGCAAATTTATATATTGATGCCGGTGCATCCTTTTCAAGTGATGTTACAGTTCAAAATAGTGATGGTACAGCTTTTAGTTTAGCTAATCACACGGCTCAGGGAAAAATGTCCAAAGGATATACTAATACATATGCAAGAGTATATTTTGATATTACTATTGACCAATCTGAAGGAATTGTAACTATAGCATTAGAACCTTCTGAAACAGCTTTATTAGAAGATGGCCGCTGGGTATATGATGTACAGATAACTAATACGGCTGACAGTACAGTAACTCGTGTGGTAGAAGGTATTATTACTGTTTATCCTGGCGTAGTTTCTTCTTATACTCCTTAATCAAAAAATTTATTTGAAGGTATGATTACTGTTTATCCTTCTGTTTCAGGTATCGCTTAAGATTCGTATTTAAATATAGCTTTATTCTTACCAGTTTTAATTTCTTTAAAACCGTTTTCTATTAAGTACTCACCTATTTTTTTAATATCATACGTAGTAACATCATCAAATATAAAAACACTATCATTCGCTTTTCTAAGCATAAAAAATTCAACTTCTTCCATAACACTAATTGTATCATGTGGTCCATCAAAATGCACTAAGTCATATTCGGTTATTAATTTTTTAACTTCATTATATACAGGATAACCATCTCCGTATCTTTTGAAAAATTCTGTATCTTCTAAACAAACAAGATGAAATTCAGGATAATCTTTTGTAAAGTTTAATAGTGCTTCTTTTTTCATATCGTTTGTGTAATCACATTTAGTTTGTGGTGCTTCATCTGAATAAGCATAAACAATATTTCCATAAGGGTCAATACCTAAATGATTTAGTTTTACTTGTGGATGATATTTTCTAAATGAATCTATAATAATCTTACTTCCCATTCCAAGTCGTACACCAATTTCAACAGTAGCTCCTGTAGGATTTTTTAATAACTTAACTGCTTCTTCTAAATATTCATATTCATGGCTATCGCCATTAAATGTTGCTGGTTTTTCTTTATTAATAATATCTGTTATTTTAAATGTATTAACACCAATATGATCACAAAGCACTGTTGTATCAGCGAATATTTTAAATCCTCTAATCTTTGCTTTTCTACAAAAATCTACATCTTCTGATACTGTATTTTTATGATCTAAAGCTGAATGGTAAACATATTGAGGATAACCTATAGTTCTAAAAACTTCCGATTTAATTAAAACACAACCCATACCAGATGCTTCTATTTCTAAGAAAGGAACGTTTTTAATATTTTCATAAGGTATATTTGAACAACCACCAAATTGGTTCTTCTCATATACTTCTATAACATGTTTATCGTGGTGTCTTTGTCTATATAAACCCGATACCATATCTACATTATGACTTAAAAGTTTTTTAAGAGTATCTGGTGCAAATACGATATCACTATCTACAGAAAACAAATAGTCGTAATGAGTTGCCCAATGAGCGATAAGATTTCTTATTTGATCTACTTGATAACCATAAAAGAATTGAAATTCTGTTTTATATCCTTCTGGAACTTCAAGATTATAAATGGCTCTCATTGTTTCAGGTTCAATATATTTGTTTGTAGGTATTCCTATTAGTATTTTTTTCATTGTGTTAATATCCTATTTGCGTTTTTGGTTTGTTCTTCTGCGTTTATTTTGTAATCATTTAAAGGATGAGTGTCATTATAGTTATAAACAATGTCTTGTACCACTTTGATTTTTTCAGGTTGACATTTTTCTATAAGAGTATAAAAAATAGAACCATCTCCTCCTGCTTTATACCAATTTCCTTTTTCGTCTTTAAACTTATTCTCATTTACATTTTCTAATAGAGAGGCCTTAAATGTTCTTAAATGAGTGTAAGGCATATTCCAATTAAATTTGTATTG